CGTTAGCCTGCGCATAGGTTTCGAGTGATGATGTTGGCGCCCACCAGACGACTGTATCCGCCGCAGTGAGTGTGACGCCGTGCGCAGCGGCCTGTGGTTGGATGACCAATACCCGTGGGTTCGGCTGCTGCTGAAACTGTTTGAATATCTCGGTTCTAGTGCCAGCGTTCACGTCGCCGTTGATGACGGCATTTGTGATGCCATCCTTGGTCAGCTGTGTGGTTAGCATGTTGATGACGTGCTTGAAAGGCACGAAGACCAGCACCTTGTGGGAGGTTTCGGCGATGACTTCCTTGAGGACATTGTAGCGGTTGTTGATGTCGAACTGGACGGTATCACCTGACTCGGTGTAACTTGCACCGGCCGATATTTGTAGCAGCTTACCCATCATCACAGCCGCGTTTACCGCCGTGATCTGCTCGCCAGCGACTTCCATAACCATCTGTTTCTTTAGGCGGTTGTAGTAGAGGTCTTGCTGCTTGGTCAGTTCCACGTCCCGCTTAACATAGGTCATATCGGGCAGGTCGAGGCATTCTTCCTTGGTGAACCGTATCGCCGGCTGCAGTGCACGATGCACAGTGTACTCGGAGTTTTCTTTGGGCTTCCAGCGGTACTGCGATAGCTTGACCATAACCATGTCTTTCCAAGCGGCAGCGAACCTAGGCACACCCGTTGGGTTGACGAGCTTGGCCAAGCCGTAGGCGTCCTCGGGCCCCTGCGCCGCAGGTGTACCCGTCATCATCCACAACCAAGTGTTCGGCCCTACCAGAGAGTTAAGCACCTTCCAGCGCTTGCTCTGGGCGTTCTTGTAGTGGCTAGCCTCGTCCACAATGATGAGGTCGTAGCCTGCCGCAGCGATATCATCTTTCACGATCTCAACGCCGTCGTAGTTGATGATGAGGAAGTCAGCCTTACCTGCGATGATCTTCTTACGCTTGGCCGCTGTGCCGTAGGCGATGTCCACAGTTCGGTGCATGGCAAATGAGAACAAGTCCGCGCGCCATGCGCTGTCCATAATCGAGAGCGGGCAGATGACGAGCACGCGTTTGATGATACCCTGCTTCATCAGAAAGTCCGCGGCCCATATCGCGCTGGCTGTCTTGCCCGTTCCCGCTTCGTTGAAGCAGAACGCCTTGCGGTTCATAGTCAGAAAGGCTGCCGTAGTGCGCTGATGCGACATCGGGGTAAATTTACCCGTCCAGCTGTAACGGTTCTCAATGGGCGACGGCACGTTGATATTGAGCCCGCGAAGCGTGTGTGCCTCGTTCACACCCCAGTGTACAACAACCTCATGCTCGTTAACTGCTTTGCTTTTTGGGATGATTGTAGTGACTTGTTTTGGATTGCGTAGCCGTAACAGCAACGCCTTATTGTCGATTATCTGCATATTGTTCTCCTAGATGTTAGGGTTTGCCCTAACGTTTTTTCTCACCGGGCTTATGACCGTTCCGGCTGCGGTTCTTCGCTGGGCTTTCCAGCTTATAGCCGTCGGCGTTGGTACCGCCTTTGGCCAGCGCTTTCTTGTGGCTCACATCCTTGCCAGTGCGATCCACACCCTTCTTGTCCAAAGCGCGACGTGCCCGCTGCCGCTCCATGCGATCTGGGTGCTCGCCGCGCTCTTTCTGTTTTTGGTACTCGTGTTTATACGGTCTAGGAGACTTCGTGTATGGCATGGCTATTAACCCCCGTTATGGGCGCACTCTAGCACAGGGCAGTACTTTCGGCATAGCCCCGACGGTCTTGGGTTCCATACATTTGTCTCATGGGCCTTTTCCAAGGCGGCGTATTTCATAACCCACGGCTTCCACAGTACGCCCTCGTCAGTGACGGAGTAGTCCTGCTTCACGATATCGTTGGCGATGGTGAACAGCAGCGCGCCCTTAGCCTTCTTCACCTGCGGGAAGTGCTTAAACACCGACAGGGCCATAAGCTGCAGCTGCCCAACGTCGGCATACTTTGCACTCTTGCCAGTCTTGTAGTCGATGATGCGCGCCGTATCCCCATTTATAATCAGCAAGTCTACGATACCGCGGAACCACACGTTCTTGTCGAAGAAATCGCACGGCTCAAGATCAGCGGTTAGGCCCATCCTACGTTCGCAGTGCTTCTCCCCCGGCATGGCAGCGAGCTTCTCCATAGCGGGCCGCATGAACGAGAACTGCGGCGGCAGTGGCTTGCCGTCACGGATGTATTCTTCGCAAGCCAAATGAAACTCGGTACCATATCTGGTTGCATCGGTCTCTTGGAACGGGAACTGCTTGAGCACGTTCACGTGGTAATACTGTTTCGGACACGTTTCGAAAGCCTTCATCCGACTAAAAGACCATGCACCTGCGCTGCTCATTCTGTTTCACCTTTTGCTTTCTTGAGCAACGCGTCTTGTATTTTCTTTTTCATGCTGATGTTTATGCGGACGTTAGGAGTGTCCAGTATCTGCACTACACGGTACCCGAGATGTATAGCGGCGGCTATGAAGGCCCCGTTCGATATATACGGAATCGCATTAGGTCGCAGGATGGGAGCAGTATTTTCTGCCATATGTTTCAACCCGTAGCTACTGTACTTTGGGTTTATAGTGACCCGCCGTCCGTGGTAGCCCAACCAACGAATAGCAAGATCGACTTGCCCCCTATCTACAGGAGTAGGGCCGTCTTGCCACTTAGAGGTAAGGCCGTTGCCACTTAGCTTCGGGTTGGCTGTCAATAATGTATCGAGCTCTTGTTGGGTAATGAGCATCATTCTGTCTCTCCATAATTTTTTCCGATACCTGCTTCGCAATCGACGGGTAGACCCTCGGCCCATGCGGGAACCCAACGCATACACTCTTCGACATAGGCTTTGCAGGTTTCAGCCTCATAGTCAGGCACACAGCATACAATGCTGTCATGGACTGTCAATACTACGCGGTACTTCTTACTAATTTGCAGCATTTGCTCGCCGATAATAAGTCTGGCTAGTGCCTGCGTGACGTTCTCGACTACCTTTCCGCCGTAGATGCGGGTGCGGCCGATGCGGGTTTTGTAGGAATACTCCATCCCACCTTTATCGTTCTCGGCCTCTTCCAGCTCGTCGTAGCGGATCAGCAGACCATTGGGCAGTATGATGCCGGGGGCATGTGGGTCTACGCCTAGCACCCCGTCTTTACCGAACGGCATAGCATCGCCGCGCACCATGTATCGCAGCATGATACCCGCCTGCTTCCACATGTTAGAGATCATGTCGTTTGTTTCTCGGTAGATACTGATGATCTTGGCGGCTTCGTTTTTGGTAATCTCCACCCCAGAGTTCTTGAGGGCCAGCTGGAACTTATCGCCACCCATGCCGTAGCCTGCACCTAGCACCGTCGTCTTACCGACAAAGCGCTCACCAGCGGTTATGTCCATCACCCCTTTATTATAGATATGCGACGCCATTATCTTATACGGGTCGTACTCCATATCCTCCTTTTTTACCCCTGCGGCTACCTCTGCATTATTTTTTGCAAATATGTCTACAACGTCTTCCTGACCAGCCAGCCACGCCAGCATGCGCGCTTCGATCTGCGCAGAGTCTGCCTCGACGATGCTGTAGCCATCTGGTGCTACGATACACTTCTTGAGTGCCTTGGCGTTAGGGCCCCGACTCGGTAGGTTCTGCAGATTGATCTTATCATCCCCGCCCCAGCGGCCCGTGTGGGCAGCGTAGTAGCGCACGGGCACGGGCAGTATGCCACGCCCCGATATGTCGATGAAGCGCTGTGTGCGGGTTTCTTCTAGCGTGGACTTCACCCCGAGCCGTGCGGCAGCCAGCGTCTGTACCTGTGGGTCATCATGCTCTAGCAGGTCTTTCATACCCTGATCGGTCTTAGCCAGTGCGTAGGTCATTTTCCCCGTGGTAGGGCTAATCTTCATTGGGGACGGGACACCAAGCGCCCCTAGCAGCGCCGAGAACTTGGGGTTCGACATGAGGTCGGCTTTGTCCTCTAGGCCAGCGGACTTGAGCAGGTCTCCCTTCATAAGCTGCGTCTTCGCTAGGTGTGCTTCTAGACGCTCTCGGTCGAGCCCAAGCGTGGGCTCCGTAAACATACGCAGAGTCAGGTCGATCAGCTTGAGTTCGGACTTAGGGAAGCCCCGTGACAGCATGATGTTGAATATCTCGTAGGTCAGGTCTACGTCATTAATGCAGTACTGGCCGTAGGCCGACAGCTCCTCAAACGAGAAGTCACCGCGTCTCTTGCCCTTGGCATCAAGCACCTCGTTGCCCTTCTCCCCCACCTCGTAGTTCTGGGCGAGTGTTTTCAGGCTGGCGCTCTTCTCGACTCCGTGTATGGCACGTGCCATGCAGAGGGTGTCAAACAGAACCTTCGGCCGGATACCGAACCGCCACGAGTTAATCGCGCCATCAAACATCATGTTGTGTGCCAGCACCGCGGAGTTAGCCCAGTCATACTGGGCCAAAAACTCCTTAGTACGGCCATGTGTGCGGCTGAACCATTCGGTGGTGCCTGCGTTGACTTTAACCCCCACCCCAATGACTTGGAAGCGGGGGTCACGAACATACTCTTCCGTGGTGATCTTGGACAGCGAGTAGTCCTTGTCGTAGTAGGTCTCGAAGTCGACTGTAATAATGTCCATTAGGCTACCCCTAGCGTCGGTGCATAGACCGACTTTATCGTTCCATAGGCCGGGTGCCCCGACCAAAACCCCTCAATCCACTGACGAACAACTCCGTCGTCGTGGGTTATAGCTCCGGTGTGGTGTGCCTCACATTTACGCCAATGCCCGCGTGTGTAGTGTAGTGGCATGTGCCTACCGGAACCGATGCTCTCCCCAGCAGCTAGTTTCGGCTTGGTTATGTCCCACGCTATAACGCGGATTCGTTCTGCGCTGTTTTGTCCAAAGGCACGCGCATGAGCTCTTTTTTGCTGCCGGATGAGGGGGCGAGAGGTTGTATACGCTGGGGTGTTTATCATGGATATAAACTCAGCGAGCAACGCCGCTGTCAACGCTTTTGACAACAGGATTTCTTCCGTGCCTCCGGTATCATATGCTTGGCCGCCCCCACCCGGAACGAACCAACCGACGCTATCCCATTCTCCATTTGCAAACATACACGCTATTCTGATCTGCCCTTCTAAGTTGTAGCAGTAGTATAGAACGTCGTGTCCAACCTTGTGCACGAGTATCTTATTGGCTGGTAGCCGGGCGCGCACTGGATATATAACCTCGTTACGCGCAACAGAATTATTGATCCCCGCCCACGCTGCTTCTTCAACGGCCTTTGCAATTTCGTCGGATATAATGAACAGCGGCGCACTCCGTAGATGCTCCCGATCCCGCTCCGGCATCGCGTGAAGCAATTCGTTCAAGCCCATACCCATCACTCCTCTTCGTTCAGTGGTGTATCGAGGTACTCGTAGAACACGTCTACGTTCTTGGCGTAGTAAACCGCAGATGCGCGCTCCTGATCACCCCGAGCATATACTTTGATGCAGGCAATCTCCCCGTTCTTGTGTAACGTCAGGAGGCGCCCAGTTACCTTTGCTAGTAGGTCGGGTAGCGCAGCGGGCGGCACGCTCTGTTTTGCAACAGCCTGCGTCAAATCCTGCACTGTCCACGGGCGGGGTTGCTCCAGCACCGAGGTAAACACCCCAACGAAATCGGTGGGGTGCGTCTTTGTAGGCTCTGGGATGTTAGGTATATCCCTAACAACGTCGGCCACGCGGGATAGGACTTCGACACGCACTGCGCGCCAGCGTGATGGGTGATGCTTAGTATGTTCAGAGGCATAGTTGTCTGTAGCCCATACACGCAGGGTATCTCCCACCTCTAGGGCGTAGCGCTGTACATCCACTACGGATAGGAATACTTGCTCGTTGTCTGGTGTAATCGCAAAGCCTAGGCCCGCCCGAGCAGTGAAGTTGTAGGTCGCTTCCAGTTGTTGCAGTTCCGTCGGTTTGAAATAGTTCATGCTCATTCCTTTTCCTTCTTACTTAAAATTTCACGGCACTCTCCAGCGATAGCGGAGTAGGCAGATGCGTCAGTGTAGTTGTCTGGGTGATAACCCCTCTGAAACGATCTGGTCATCTTCATTAATACCATCATCCACGCAACGTCTTCGGCATCTAGTTCTAGTTTGTCCGTAGCCCTTTGTTTTGCGCGGATGTAGGTGTTCCACAGTTCTGCGCAGTCAGTAAGATTGTTGATGGGTGGGCCGTAGGCTTTGTTTCTGTCCCCGTTCGTCAGGCCG